CCGGTGGAGCCAATTACGCCGGTGGAGGAGCTGAGCACAGCGGTGCGGGTCACGAAGGACTTGGCATTCCGGTAGGTGTGCTTGCCGGTTCGCTGGAAGTCCTGGCAGCGACGGCGGAAATCGGGGGACATGCTGCGGCGGCTGCGGGCTTCACCCTCATCTCCGCCGTCCTCTCCACCGTCACCGCCTGCGGCGGAAGAAGCGGCGGCCTCGGCGTCGGCGATCTCCTGCTGGAGGGCTTCCGCCTCCTCAATGATGGTCGCCAGCCGCTCCTTGGCGGACTTCTGAGCCTTTTCCAGCTCCTCAACAGCCGCGGCAGCGGCGGCGATCTCCTCATCTGTGGAGGCTGCTTCAACCTGAGCGGCGACGTCAGACTCCCGGGACTTAAAGCCGGAGATCTTGCTGCGAAGCTGTTCAGCTTCCTCCAGCATCTTCTCGTGGCGCTTGCGAAGTACCATAATTTTCAGCATAGTTTGTTAATCCTTTCCAAAAGTTCTTGTCTCCGGCGATTAAGCCGGGCGGTACGGAGAGAGGCCATATCGCCGGAATCCCGGGCATACGCGCTGGTCGCCTCGTAGGCCGGGAAGGTGACGACACTCACCTCATACAGGATCAGGTCGTGGATAGTCCATGTGCACGTCTGCCCATCGCTCCCCACGATATAATCCTCGCTTACTATCTCAAAACCAAAGGAACACTGGCTGACGTCACCCCGCTGGACGCGGGCATAGAGGTTCATGGCGTCAGAGTCGTTCGGATTGATCTTGATCTCACCATAAAGGCCGCTCTCATCCTCCCGGAGGGTAAGCGTCCCGGCGGTGGTACGGCCTAAGACCAGCCGGGTTTCGTGATCGACCAGGGCGCGGACATCGCCGCCTAGGCTGCTGCTGAAAGCGCCTGGGGCGATCTGCTCGATACACCCCGGCCACAGCTCGGTGGGAGAGTTAAAAACCGCGAAGTAACAGGCAATCACAGGTTCCCCGCCGTCGTCGCGGTGCTGAAATTTTGCCGGGATATAGCGCATCTGCCGCCCGGCTCTAGGATTAGGCATTGTCAGGTTCCTCCTCATCAGTTAAAGTGTCATTGAGCTTCTTCTGATCCCCCAGGCGATCCGCCGGGAGGTAGTTTTCCAGCATGACCAGCTCATCAAGGCCGGGTTTCGGCGGCAGGTCAAGCCAATTTCGACCCTCGTTGCCGGTCATCAGGCCGGCGTTGCGCATACTCAGGGCGATGCTGCTCAGCTCCTGCAGGGAGTAGGAGTAAAGCGCCCGAGGATTGAAGCGAAAGTATCGGTTGTCGGCGAAAAGCAGCTTTTTGGTCAGCTCCTGCTCGATTCCCCGGCAGATCGGCAAGATCGTCCGGGAGATGAAAGTGTTGTACTCGTCCTTGCTGAAGCTGCCAACCCCCAGCAGGAAGCCGGGGATGCCGAAGATGGTGGCCACTGTGCGCTTGTCCAGCTCCACGCCGTCCTTGATGGCCAAGTCCGTCAGGCTCAGGGGCTTGATCTGGGATACGGTCATCAGATCGGCGGGGACTACCCACGGCTCGGCGGGATCATCCCGGGACAGATAGCGTTTGACGAAGGCTGTGCGCTTCGTGGCGTCGGACAGGGGGCTGTCGGCGTTGACGGCGATGATGACGGGCGGCTTGTACTCGCTGGACATATACGCCGTTTTGGTCGCCGCCGTCTGGACGATGGAGTCCACCACCTGCTGGAGCTGCACCTGAGGGCCAATGCCCCGCCAGGGATACACCGGATCCGGCCGGAGCCGGAAATGGAGGGTATTGTCGGCATCAAACTTCTGCCCGTTGTAGTAGACGTAGTAGGTACGGCAGTCAGACGGCCGCTGGAATGTGGCGCCTGGCGCAGGGGTCAGGTCGGATACCATTAAGGCATCGGTCTGAGGGATCACCACCGCCTCGCCCTCCGTCAGAAGCGTCTCCACAATCCAGTGGATCCAGGTCTGACGGGTACCCAGGGACCACGGCTCCACGTCAATCTTCCGGGATAGCCGGTCCTTCACGCGCTTGTCACCGTTGGCCTGATTCTCCATCAGGTGGATGGGCATGGTGCTTATCAGATCGGCGATCAGCCACACGGCAGCGGCCACCTCCGGGGCATCGGACAGACGGTGGTACCCGTGTCCGGCCAGAACGCCAGGGGAGTTCACGGAGATGTACGTCACCCCGACGTCGCTGTTTTGCGTTTTGGTTTTGCTGCGGGTAAAAAGTCCCATGGGCTTGTCCTTTCTTGTGTCCAATTTGGACACATCATTCTTCCTCAAACCACGCGGCGAGGTCAGCGGCCTTGCCGGTGTCGATCAGCATCCGGATGGTGGCAAACACACTGGCGTCGAAGACGTCAATGCGGGCGTTGGGGGATACCTTGTCGTACACCACCACGTCGTCCTGCTTCTCCTGGCCGCGGACGTTCTGCACGCAGTAAGAGAAGGGCTCCGCATGGCAGTAGTAAAGACACCCGATTTTCGCCTTATGCTCGATGTACCGCAGCCCCTCGGACTTTGCGATAGCCAGCTGTGGCTGATCCACCACGGTAAAGCGAGCCTTTTTCATGGCTGCGTAGTAGGGGCGGGCGAATTTCCGGTCGTGGCCGACCTTGCGGATATTGAAACCGGCTTTCTTCCATGCGAGGAACTGCTTCACCGGCTCCGTCGGATCCATAGACGGCTCGTTGGGCATATCCAGCCAGCCGTCCTCTTTCCAGCCAAACAAGGGAATGTTGTCCTTGTCGGCCTTTTCGGCAGCAGCCACCACCGGGAACCAGCAGTGGGGAATGATTACCAGCACATTCTCTTTCGGCGTCCATTCCGTTGTGGCCGCAGCTTTAGCGGAGATCTCGCCGACGATGGCAGCGGCGGTCAGGTCGTGGAGCTTGGAGAGGTCTGCGCCGCCATACCAGGACTTCACCAGCTTCACCAGCTGAGGCAGGGTGAAGTTGTACCGGGTATCAGAGCGGACAAATTCGTCGATGTTGAACCAGGCCTTAAAGCTGGAGACGAACACGTTGAGGGAGCGGGTCAAAAACTCCTTGCGCATCTGAGGGTCGTTCATGGCCTGGAGGGCGGAAGCCTCCATATCCTCCGGACGGATGGTGACGCCCCAGTTTGGATTTGCCTTCTGCCAGTTCAGGGGATCCAGATAGTTGACCTCCTGTGTTTCCGGGTCAGGGTCCGCGCGAGCCAGGAAAGCGAAGATCCGGTCGGCGTCCGCGCCGGTGATCTCGCCCCGGACGATCTTGGAACAATACGCCATACGCTGAGCACAGAAGCCGGTACCGTCATCGCCGGCCGTGGTAACGGCCAGAATCAGCTTGTTGGAGTAGGCCTTGGTTGCATCTTTCAGACGGCCGTATGGGATGGCGTTCTTGTACAGCTCCAGCTCATCCAGCAGCACGATATTGGCGTTGAATGCGTCGAAGATGTCCGGTTTGTAAGCCAGAGCTTCAAAAGAGATCTGTCCTTCCCAGATACTTCCGGAGAAGCTGTGTCCGAGGGAGCTGTCCAGCACCCGCAGACCGTGGGCGGCGTCCTCGATTACCGTCAGCCCCAGGCGGTGGAGGTTGTAGCTCAGGAAGCCGAAGCCCTCCATGTTCTGTTTCATGGAGCCGGCAACGGTTTTGATCTTGCTGAAAGACCTGGAGTACCAGAGACCCATTGCCCAGCAGAAAGCGGTAGCAAAAGGGGTCTTTCCGTTCTTCCGGGCAAGCATCCACATGGCCTCCTGATACCGGCGGATGTCCGTATCAGGCAGAAAGAAACCGCATAGGTTGTAGATGATAAACAGCTGGAAAGGCTCCAGAATTAGGGGCTTGCCCCGCATAGGGCGGCCGGAGAGGTCCTCACCCTGCTGGTGGCAGAAAAGCGTCTCGATAATCTCGATGATGGACTCGGCCATATCCGTGCGGAAGTCCCAGCGGGGATCCTGGAGGTCGGCCAGGAAGCGCTTGCAGGCTGCCTGTACATCCAGGCACGCCCGGGGGCTGATCGCCGTTGTTTCGGCGTAGCCCATTACGATCTTCTCATGGGGTGCTGGCACTGTGCTTCCCTCGGATGGAATCCAGCAGCTGAGTCAGCGCCTGATTGCCGGCAGCGGGCGGCGGGGCGCTGTCACTGGCAGGCACCATCTGCTTTCGAAGCCGCTGCAGTCCCTTTGGGGTCAGACCCAGAGCGTCCTGGCGTGCCAGGATGTCCCGGCGCAGCTTGGCGATTTCCGCGTAAATCGGATCCGTGATGGACGGTGCGTCTTTCGGGCTGGGAGCTGTGGCCTTCCATGCCTTCATGGCTCTGCTGAGCTCCCGCTCCTGGATGCACAGGATGTGGATTGCGCCGTCAAAAGCCGGGTCGTAGATGCCCAAACTCCGAAGCTGCTCAGCGTATTGCGTTTCTTTGCTCACCGTCTCACCTCCGTACGATGTCTCCGCGCCCCATGGCCGTGCAATGCAAGCGCGTCCCGCCCACATACGCGCCCGGGATCTTCTTAGCGGCCGTTTTTTTCTGAAATTTTCTCCGCTGCGTGTGAAAAGAGTTCCCCGCCCAGCTGTAAGCGTCCCTACTTTTCGCCGTTGAGAGGGGCGGGGGTTCGATTTTTCCACGAAAGCCCCAGCGCCGTAAGCTTTCGCGTATCCCGGTCGTGCATGGCGTCATGGGCTGACGTGCTGAGGCTGACCAGGTTCCACAGGCAATAGGCATACTCGGGATAATCCTCCGCCGGCCAGATGTGATGCACCACCGTGGCCGGGACACGCCGTCCGTATCGGGCAGCCTCCCGGCAGAAGCCGCGGTCACGGCGCAGCGCCCGCTTGCGCAGATTCCGCCAGCGTTTGTTTTTGCGGCTGTAGTCGAACATACGCCACCTCCGGGGCAAAAGAAAAAGCCTGCACCAAGCATCGCTCTTGCGATACATGGCACAGGCTCAAGGCACAGGCACTCGGGAAATATTCACGATCAGCTCAGCGCCGCAGCGCTTGCATTTTACCGGCAGATTCTTCGCTGTCGTCTCCGGCAGCAGGTAGGCAACCACGCCCCTCCGGCATATCGGGCACAAGGCTTTTTCCCTTGTTTCCGTTATTTTACCACACGCGGGAGAAATATGCAATAGCCGCGAAAAAGTTTGTTTCTGTGTGTCCATTGGTTAGTACCTCCCTCCAGCCGATATAGGAGGAAGCACCCCCTATTCGTCACATGTTTTCAATGTAAATGATGGTCTTATATCCGCCGTATCCGGGTAGCTGCACCGGGTCGCTCAGAGCGGTACAGCCTGACGGAACGCTGATATCAATCGCGTCGGAATCAAATGTTGTGTAGGTAATCTGCGGCCGGACAAGTCCCCGGCTTGCCGTCCACATCTGTTCGCCGGGAACGTAGACCCCAAGCTCGCGGGGTTCCCGGCACATGTAGTGGACTTTGTCCAGAATCTCGTCCCAGTCCTTGAGTTTGCGCATATGCACATGACCCCACTGCCAGAGGGATTCCAGCTTCTCCTGATCCATGTCGTCCTCGTACCGGAGAATCATATGGTGGTGGAGCCGCCGACCGCCCCGGCTGGTAGTCAGTTGGGTGCAGTAGACATAGCGCAGCGCGTCCTTGTTGTCCTTGCGGTACTTCCGATACCAGCGCATGGACTTGCGCCAGTACTTCCGGGATTCCTCCCGGCTCTCCGGGAGGAACGTATCATCGTAGGTGAGCGTCACCCACCAGTCGCCCGGGAGGAAATTCGCGCACGCCAGCATCAGAAGCTTTTCATAGCTGGTTTTCAGGTTTGCCTGCTTCTTGTCTTCGGCGGAAATGCTGATTGCCCGCCGCCGGGTGTTGACGGTAGGATCGCGGGGCGAGTAGAGCGCCTGCCGGACGACCCGCCCGGCTCGCATGGTGCTGAGTATCTTGATACCACCACCCCCTACCCGCAGGCACGGCGGCGGAAGAATACCGTGTAGGTTTCCTGATACTGGGTGACGGAGATCAGGTCATAGCCGTGCCGGTTGATATAATCCATCGTCCGCAGCAGCTCCGGCCGTCCCTCGCAGATCTGAAAGTCGTAGATATACCAGTGCGCCAGGAAGTTTGGCCCCACGACGACCTTTGCGTTTTTAGCCATCGCCATCCTCCTTCTCCTACCACTTCGCATACAGGCAATCCAGCGGAATATCCTCTGCCTGCTCATAGATGCAATCACGGAGACTTTCAAGCACTTCAACGGCATAAGGGATATCGGCCACTTCTCCGTATTTCACGTATTTTGCCCAACACACACGCAGCTCTTCGATACCTTTTTCGATATTACCAATCACATCGGAGCACCTGTAATATTCTCCTTGCTTGTAGTCCCACCCGGTACAAGCCCGGAACATCTTGCCAAGATTATACGTGGGGCTGCTGTATTCCGGCTCGGCGATTTCAGCAAACTTGTCGCATCCGTCCGCCTTGACGGCGATTCTCAGATCATAGCTCATTTCTCTGCGCCTCCGTTTTCTGTAAGATATTTAATTGCTTTCTGCACCAGCGTGCGATTGCCCATGATGATAATCTGGGATTCTGTAATCCTGTTAGGGCAGGCCACGCACTCGCACTCGTAAGGGGGCTTGCTTTCATTCGGTCGGCACAGGCATTGGTAATTGAAACAGGCTGTCACTTTCCGCTGTCCTCCTTCTGCCGTTTCCGGATGAAGATGGAGGTACACTTCGCGCCGTTGCCCGCAAGCCACTGGAGGACGCGGGCGAAGGACGGCATTACCAGACGGTGTGCCTTTTCGACTTTGAAAATGATTTCCCAATCACATCGTGCCATCCGCAGCCTCCTGTTCCTTCTTCAGAAGAGCCGCCACTCTTTCAGCGTCGCGCAGGCTGAACCCAAAGTCCCGGATATCGGTCAGCAAGCGAAGCATTTCCGGATTGGTAGACTTTATGGGCATCCCGCAGCACGGGCAGGGGTCGCCGGTTTTCAGAGGCTTCATTTGCGCATCTCCTTTCGCGTTTCGGTTTTCGTGATTTTCTTTCCATGGAGGCGGACAGTGTAGCCCGCCTCCAGCAATGTCAGCTCAACCAGCCGAGGATATCGGCAGCTTTCCGCCGCCTGCAAGACGATCCCCCCGGAGGGACTTGTTACGGTGTAGGGGTAATCAGCCATTGCCGTCCTCCTTAATCCATCCGCAGCGGCCATTGCAATCATCCTTATCGCATTGCAGGCAGCACGTCGCCGGTTCCGAGCAGAAGGCCGCCGCGCCGCATCTCCCGGAGCCGCTCATGCCGGTGATGCAGCAGCCAGCATCGGGTGGCGCCGGAATCCAGAACTGGGGCGAACAATCAACTTCCTTGGCGAGAAGTCCGCTAGAAGAACGAAGTCGCCACTGCTCTCCGTCCCAATGCCAGCGGTCAATCAAAGGCTCCTGAGCGCCGGACATGTAGCAGACAGCAACGTAAATACCAGGCTTGTCCGGTTCGCCCGTCCGCCATCCGGTGTCCAAATTGGGCACATTTTTCGCGGGGTTCACTTCATCCGTCCGCCCCAGCAGATAGTCGATGGAGCATCCCAACAGATCAGCAACCGCTACGAGCCGCCGCGCATCTGCCGCCCAGATACCGCCGGGAAGCCGGTCATTCAGGGAAACCGTGCCGGACTCCATCTTCGGGAGCCGCTCCACGTCCTGCGAAGTGACGTAATTTGTGGAAGCGCGAAGATAATCCTCTATGCTCACGCTCTTGGCCTCCCGCAGAGCAGCTACCCGCTGGTAGCTGTTCCGGATGATTTCTTTCAGCGGAGCTTCCCGCGCCTGTTCCTCGGCATTTTCCTGCTTGCGTTTTTCCTGGGCTTTTTTTCGCAGCACCTGCCGGGTATCTGACGCGAAGGTGCAATAGAACTGGCAGTCTTTAAGATTCCAGCAGTCGAAACAGCATCCCCGGCAGTTCAGGCCGGAATACTGCGGCAGTCTCGCTGCATTCTGAACCCGGGTATCGCAATGCTGGCACTTGTCTTTATGCGTAACCGCACAGGACATGTTTTTGCAGATTTCTTCCGCATGGGCCATTTCCTGGATGATACCCTGCAACCAGCCGTCCGAGCACCGGAATGCCTTGGTTCCGCCCGCCGTCTGGTAGATCCAGATCAGATTCTGCGTCTCCAGCGGTGCCTGTGCCAGCGTGTAAGCCACACTGTCCCGAAGCTGTCCGGACTCCCACAGCGCCATAAAGTGAACATTCAGGTTTTTCCGGATCATCGCCAGCCGGGCGAGCTTGCTCTTGCTGGCCTTGACTGCCTCGGCCACGTGATCCCGCATCCGACCGGGGAAATCATAGCCCTGATCCTTGAGCTTGTACAGCAGTTCCTCCACCTGCTCAGCCTCGGCGGCAAGTTCGGAACTGGACTTCTCGCGGGTGTTGGCGTTAGCATAGATCAGGCGCAGCTGCTGAAGCTCCGGGGACGCCTCGTCCCTCTCCACCAGGCAGGAGATCTCCTCCCACTTTTCCGGTTCATCCGCGGCCAGCAACTCAATCGCTGCCCGGCGCCGGTGCCCGGAAACCACCATGTACCGCCCGCCATCGATGGGGCGCACAAGGATGGGCTGCTGCAATCCGCACAGCTGGATATTTGCCGCCAGCTCCTCGATGCCCGTCAGACTGTAGAAGTTGTTCGGGTCGGGGTCGATCAGCTCTCGCTTTATGTACTCCAGCTGTTTCTTGGATGTGCCCAAATTGGGCACGCCCTTCAGCACGTCCGCAAGATCAAACATTTTCCTTCCCTCCCCGCATGTAAGCTTTCACGAAACGCCGGTAATCCACGCCGGCGGCGCTGTTGGGGCTGGTCGCCAGAAGCGGCCGCTGCTGCCAGGTCATCCGGTCAACCTTGTCGCTTCGCCGGATGTGGGGGAACACCGTCAGCCCCGCATCCGCCAGCATCTTTTCCGCGTCCTGCATCTGAGCGTCCCGGTACCACATGGTGGGCAGCACCCCGGCGAGCTTCAGACGCGGGTTGATCTTCCGCATGTTGCTGATCTGCCGCATCAGGTTGCCCATGCCCCGGAGGGAAAAGGCATCCAGCTTGATGGGGATGATGATGTCATCGGCAGCCACAAGGGCAGCGGCACTGGCAGCGTTGAAAGCCGGCGGGCAGTCGATGAGGATGTAGTCATACTGCCCATTGGCTGCTTCCACGAATTGCCGGAGCACGTTCATGCTCACCCGTCCCAGCTCCACCTTGCTCAGATCCAAGTCCATGAGGCTGTCATCGCCGGGAATCAGATTGACCCCGTCCACGGTGGTTCCCCGGATGCAGTTGGCGCAGAAGGTAACGGGGTCGGGGTAGCTGTCAGACAGCCGGAGGATGTCGGCCAGTGTCCCCTTATCGGAGGATCCGCCGAAAAATTCGGTACAGTTGCACTGGCAGTCCGCATCGATCAGCAGCACGCGGGCTTTGTAGTCCCGGGCAAGGATCGCGGCCATGTTGACCGTGGTCACGGTCTTTGCGACGCCGCCCTTCAGGTTTAAGATTGCGGTTGTTCTCATGTAATTTCACCCTTTCTTTGAATTTTGTGATTTATTTCTGCTCCGCGTCAAACGGAGTTTCCACATCCATGCACAGTTGGGGGTATTGGTCTACTTGGCTCGGCATCACATAGCTGGAATAGTCAAACGGCTTCAGCGGCTGCTGCCCCTTGCCAATGAAGCGGAACTGCTGCCGCGCGCCGTCAAAGGCCAGCTTCGTAATGCTCAGAGCGCCGTCCTTGTTCTTGGCGATGATCAGCTCCCGGGGCTTGTCCGGCTCCTCCAGCGGGTGGAGGAAAAACACGCCGTCGGCGTCCTGCTCGATCTGGCCGCTGGAACGAAGATCTTCCAGCCGGGGACGCTGGGCGTGGCCGGATTTGTCCGTCTTCGTCCGGCTCAGCTGGCACAGGGCGAGGCAGAAGATCCCGAACCGCTGGCACATGGTGTGCAGCGCCTTGGAAACCGCCGTCACCTGGGTGTATTCGTCATTCCCCGGGGCGGCGACGATTTGCAGGTAATCCACGATCACGATGTCCAGCCGCTTGTACAGCGCCCGATCCTGCATCTGCTGCACGGTACGCCCGGCAGCGGAGAACAGGAACAGCGGCGCGGAGTTGATCCGGGACGAGATGGAGCACACGGCCTCCATCTGCTTATCATCCAGCGTCCGCTCCTTGATTGCGTCCATCGGGACACCGGAGGCGCAGGCGACCAGCCTGTCCATCAGTTTCTCCCGGCTGGTTTCGTGGGAGAAGAACCCCACCCGCTTGTTGCACACGACTGCCCAGTACAGCGCCGCCTGAAGGGCAAAAGCGCTTTTACCCGCCGAAGGCCTGGCGCCCACGATGAAGTAGTCGCTTTTCTCCGCCCGAATCATCCGCCGAAGCTGAGGGATAAACCAGTCCAGATAGTCGGGCTTTTTCTGGTATCGGTGCATCCAGTCGGAAAAGCCCTGCGCCAGACTCCAAACGTCTCCGTCGTCCCGCACCGTTTCAGAGGCGGCATTGGCGAGAAGCTCCGCGCCTTCCTCCTCTGTGGAGATCCGGGACAGCGCCAGCCCGGTGTCCCGGAGCTTCAGCACCCGGGACTGCTGCTTGACGATATCCACGTACATCTTGCAGTTCGCGGCGGTGGGGGTAATGTTCATCAGCTGGACGATGAAATCCTTGTATGAGTCGCCCACGACATTCAGCACCGCGACCGGGTCAACCGGCTTTCCGGTGGTGTACAGCTCCCGGATAGCCCGGTACAGCGACCGGTAACTCTCGCAGAAATCTTCCTCTGCCAGGCCGAACACCAGGAAGCTTGCGCACCGATCATCAATCAGGACGGAACCGAGGACACTCTGCTGCGCCTGCATCCAAGCTTCATAGGAAACGCTACTCAAAGTATTCCACCTCCTCCACGTGCCCAACTTGAACACCGTAGTTATCATGCAGCCAGCGGTTAAAATCGTCCGGCTTCGTGATGGGGTAAAGCTTTTCCCAGTTGGATTCAACCGACTGGGACAGTACATAGCGCATGGCAGCGAGCCGATACTCCGGGAAGTCCGCCGAGTAGTCCAGAAGCTTCTTCGCGTGCCGCCCGGCAGCGTTCACCGTCAGGATGGGCTTCTTCTTGGCCTTGCGCATTTCCGCGAATGCGTGCAGGTCGCCGATGAGCTTCGTCGTTTCCTCTGGGTCAGCGTCCAGCCGGACAGCCCAGTTGTCGAACCAGTCGAACAGCCCTTGATCCGTCAGATACTCCTTCGGCGCTCTCGCTTTATTGTTTATTTTATTATTATTACAATTATTATTTATAACCCCGTCAGATTTGGCGGGGTTAACCCCGTCAGGATTGACGGGGTTTCGATGGCAGACTTCCACCGTGAAGATTTTGCGGAGGGTTCCGCGCCCGCCTAACCCGTCTTCAATTCGTATGTAGCCGCCGTCCAGCAGCTGCTTGAGCGTCCTCTGAAGACTCCTTTCCTCCACGTTCAAGTACCGCATCAGCGTCGAATTTTTGGCAAACGCGAACCCGTAGCTGTTGGACATGCAGGATATCAGCCCATACAGGAGCTTCGCCCGATCACTGATCTCCCGATCAAACAGGATGCGCGCGGGAATATTTGCCCACGCGGAGAATTGCTCCCGTGGGATCTGTTCAGCCATTGTAGTGCCTCCCCTTTGTTAAATTTGTTCTTCGCCCCGGTGAGGGCTGTCCCACGGCCATTGCACCGAACGCCGAAGCGGCGGCAAAGGCAAACCGTTGTTCTCCAGATTCACCAGCTGCCCATAGGTAAGCCCCCGGGCTTCCGCCCTTGCGTCCTGCTCCTCAAAGGTATACCGGGGCTTCGGCGGCGCCGGGGGCGACACGACGGCAGTTTTGTACCACTTATTCGGGCGGCACTCATAGCAGAGCCGTTTCCGCCCGGCGGGCAGAAGCTTTCCGCACTTTGTGCAGCGCGTCCGTGGATCTTTGTATCGGATATCCGTAGTTTTCACCCTCTCCGGGCTAAAGTGGAGAGCAGCGCAGGAGTCGAACCTGCTCCCTCCCGCCGTGCTGCGGGAGCGCATCCTCATGCGCCAGCTGCCCATATAGGAGGGCTGTTCTTCCCCGGTACGCCCTCAGCTTCCGGCATTGGTCCGCACTACAAGACCCGCCGCGAGGGGGACTCGAACCCCACTATGCCGCCGGGCGGGTGTTTGATTT